TCACCAATCGCCATGTCGGTTTTGATCTGGAACTGGTCGGATGCCCCGGCGTGCCGCTTGCCGATGTCGATTCCGCCCCATGACGAAAGACAGGATGCCATCGCTTGCCATCCGGTCGGATCGCTTGCACCGCCGCCGACGAGGGTAGTCACCCCCACGGCCACAAACACCTGAGCGGCGACAAGCCGCGCAGACGTGCTTCCTGTAAGCCGATGCTGTGCAAGCCCGAAATATTTAAGGTCGGTCAGATCAAGCGTGCCGCTGCCATCCTCTCGCGTTCCGGTGGCTGGATCAATGACCGATACCATCCTGGAACTCGGGACAATGCGCGCTTTACTTCGCAGAGAGAACCATGACCAGTTGCCGCTGCCATCTTCAAGATACAGGCCGACACCCTTATCGCCCGTTGGCGCCGAATTTGCGTTGTCGGTTAGCCATTGCACCCCGAGCACCTTGCCCGACACATCGACAGGCGTGGTAAGCGCCCCTATTTCTCCGACCCATGCTTCGGCCGGAGCACCGGGCAGGGTGCTTAAATTTACATTGCAGCTCCATGAGGTCGAATAGGCAAACGGAACGCCGCCGATGTTAGTTGACGCAACTGAACGTGTAATCGTGGCGCTTTTGGTTGCCACTCCATCAAGCGAGGATTGCCGCGTCGTGATGTTAGACCATGTGATGGTCTGATCGTGGAGCGCGCCGAAGTCGCCTAGATAGGCAATCACATCCGCATCCGCCGAGGCAAACGGAATTAAATCATCCGTATCGGCAGGCGTCAGCAGCAGCGTCCAGATGTTGCCGCCTTCGGTGGCGTTGTAGGACCGGACAACATAATCAGGCACCGTGCCGGACCCTTGCAGCAAGGCATAGCCAACCATGTGCGACACTGTGCCGGCGGTCTTTTGCGACACCACTTCGGTCAATGCGCCGATTTCACCCAGCAGCGTAGGACCGGTATCGGACTCCGCAAACACCAGCGCCATTGTCGATGCGCTGTAGGTAATCGCCGCCCCGCCATTGCTGGACGCCGCCAGCGTCGAGCCGGTCACGCCTCCGTTGCTGTGACCCGCCGCCACACCTGTCCAATCGACCCGTTGCCATGCGGCGACCGCCGTGGTAGCGTCCAGCCCACGAATGACGATTACGGTTCCGGTCCATTCTTCGGTCGCCCCGCTGAAGGTCGGGACAGTTTCCGATGCACTGGCGGCTTTCTTGTGGAACACTGCGCCACGGGTGCCGGTGATTGCGCCCTGTGTGCCTACCACATTCCACCCCGCCGCGCCGGTTGATGTAATGGCTGTCCCGCCGCCATCCTGCGCCATGCAGACGAATATCCAATCACCCGCCGCGTGCTCGCCGAGTTCGGTGAGCGCTGCCGCTGTGGTGTTTGAGGCAGTCGCTGCGAAAAAATTGGTGGCGCTGACGATCTTTGCCATTACTTCACCTTGCCGGCGTCAGGCGTCTGATTCGATGGCCGTGCTGCCGGTCATCTCGCCGCCGGATCGGTGAATAATGGTTTCCGTCTTGCGCGCGGGCAGCTCTAGCGTGACATCGACCGCAGCGGGCTGAATGATAGCCTCCAGCGTGACCGGGGTCGGCTCGACATGGACATCGACATGCACCACGGGCGCGGGTTGCTCGTTGCGGATTTCGACATGGGGTGCCGCAGCCGGCTGCACCACGATGTCATTTCGTATCTCAGGACTGGTGACAGTTACGGCAGCGGGCTGCGGCAGGTGGTAGTGGTTCTCGACCTTCGCCGGGCCGGCGGCCAGGGCGCGCAGGGCCGCGTGGTTGAGTGCCTTGGTACTTTCTTCGGCGTCTTCGGGTTCTTTGGGCGACGTGGCAGGCGCGGCGGCTGGCGCGTCGGGCTTGCCGAGCGTGACGTTTTTCAACTTGGCCGCGGCCTGGAAGCGGGCGATGTCGTCGAGCACGTCTTCGGCGTCCAGGCCCATTTGCGCGGCGATGGTGTAGGGACTGGCCAGGCCGTTCTCGATCGCCATCACGCTGGCGTTGATGTCTTTCAGCGGATCGACCCACTGCCAGCGCCGGCCCTGGAATTCGTGGGCGAGGAACTTGGCGCGCTTGGCGGCCGGCAGCGCTGAGCCGTTGGGCATTAGCAGCGCGCCGGACAGGAGCGCATTATCAAGCCAGCGCTCATAGACCGGATCGAGAAAGGCATCGATCAGCCACTGCTGGACGGCCATGAAATCATCTCGTTCCGCGAGGGTTCCGCTTCGTATTGACGAAAAATTTACGCCCTCCAAATCGTTGCAGAGCGTGTTATAGGCAACCCCGAAGCCGCTGGCCACGTCGCGCTTGTGTTCCTTGACGAAGGCGGCATAGTTGGCGTGCGGATAGTCGGGGTCGAAGCTCTTGAAGTCATAGCCCGGCGGCAGCATGCCGAACTGGCCCGGGTCGGCCTCGCTGAAGGGCATACCGGCACCGTCTTCGCCATCAGATACTGGCGTCGGATCGCCGTCCGGGCTGGTGAAGAAGCCCATCTTGCTGGCGCCGATCCGCGCGGCGACGATGGCGGCGTGGTTGTAGCCCTTGAGGTCGTTGACGGACAACATGACGGCGTGCATCCATGGCACGCCGCGCACCTGCTCGGGATCGTCGGTCATGAACAGGTGGATGATCTCGCCGGCCGGGATGCGCTGCAGCTTGCGCCCGGTAGGGTCGCGGCCCAGGGCATTGCCGGCGAGCCAGTAGGCGACCGGGACGCCGTCGCCGTCCATTTCGACGCCCATGATGATCTGGTTGCGGCCGTCGGCCGGCTCGCGGTTGAGCGTGGTGTCGAGGCGCTCGATGTCGAGCACTTGCAGGGCGTAGCCGTAGGGGTTGGCGGCGCCCTGGCGCTCACGCACCAGGATCTCGCCATCACGGGCCAGGCCCATGGCGACGGCGCGGCTCATGTCGCGGAAGCTCAGGCGCTTGGCGATGTCGCAATGGCGTGCCTTGCCCCAGTCGGCCCAGCCGGCTTCGATGGCGTCGTTGGCGAGCTTGTCGGGCGAGCCGTCGGGGTTCTTGACGCGGGCCTGCAGGGCAAAGCCGCGCGGGCCGACGACATTGCCGGCGACCATCTGCAGGAACTTCTTCGCCAGCGGCGAATTCTTGGCCAGGTCGCGGCTGCGGCGGCGCAGGGCATCGAGGTCGGCGCGCAGCTCGGTGTTGATGCTGCGCTCGGCGGCGACCCATGAGTGGGTGAGGCGGTTGTATTGCGCGGCATCGAAGCGGCGCCGGCCCGTGCCGCGGCCACCGGGTAGGAAGCGGGACAGCCAGGCAGGCATCTGCATTTACAGCCTCACGTTGATCCGGTTGCGGGGCGCCAGGCCAAGGGCGGCGCGCTCGGCGTTTTCTTCGGCGCGCACCTGCGCGGCGTAGAGGTTGCGCAGTTTCATCAGGCCGCTGAAGTCGTACTTGAGCCGGCGCCCGGCGACTTCGGCCTCGACCACGGCCAGCCGCTCGCCGCTGGACAGCGACAGCAGGGCGGCATCGACGGCGTCCAGCATCTTCTTGGCCTGCGTGCGGCTGTCGTAGCCGGCGGCCGACACGGCAGCCAGATCGGGATCGACCTTGATGCGCCCGCCGGGCAGGCTGACGCGCTCGGTGCCGTTGGCGACCCAGGCGAGCAGGACATAGTCGCCGGCGACGTAGTCGTCGGTGGTGGCCTTGGCGACGCTGACCAGGTGGTCGGCGCCGTCGGCCGTGGTGGTGATGTCGATCTTGGCGGTGGCATTGATCAGCCGGTAATACAGGGTCCACCCGTCGGTCGCCGGGTACTCTCCCAGCGACTTGCGCCATGTGACGGTGTCGCCGGCACGAATCCGCGCCGGCTCGGTGGTGGGTATCTCGATGGCCATGGCTTATCGTGGCCGATCGGGCGGGACATCGGCAGGGGTAAATGTCCTACTGGTCAACGATGCGCCGCACCTGCTTGACCGACAACCCAAACCGGGTGGCCAACTGGCGCACGTCGCGATGACCCTGATCCCAAAGACTGATGATGACCTCGTTGCGCCTGATCCTGGCTTCCGTCGGCACTCGGGAGATGTACACATCGTTGCGCCACCAGTCCGCCCGCACCTGACGTTCGATCTGCTCCGCCATCGCATCGGTGAATCCGCCCTGCCCGCCCTGCGCCGCCTTTACCACCCGGGCCAGGATGTCGCGCACGATGTCGTCGCTTAATATAGCCATCACCACCTCGTCGCAAAACCGCCGCGCGGACGGGAGCGGCGCTGCTTGTTGATTTCGTCGGCGGCCTCCTGCTCGGGAGTCACCGGCCCCAACGCCGCCATCCGTTCCGCCGCCTTGGCCCGCTGCGACGGGTCTATCTTCGACAGCCGGAAGCCGGCCAGCGCGTACTTCAGGCAGTCGTATGCCTCATTCCGCACGCGCGTCTGCACCCATTCGCGGATCAGCCGCCCGCGGTGAGTCTTTTCCACCAGGCGGTTGCTGGTGAGCTGCGCGAAGAACTCGTCATCGAAGGCCGGCTCGTTGCCGGGGAAATGGATATATCCGGCGCGCGGCGCACCGTCAGCTCCCGGCTCCAGCTTCAGCCGCTGGGTGATCAGCGCCTTGGCCGCCTCGTCGCTGACCAAAAATGGCGAAAACCCCTTCTTGCGGCGCTTGCGCAGTCGGCGCTTGCGGTCGTCGTCGGCTTCGACCAGCGTCTTGCCGCGGCCCTCGATGCCCTTTACCACGAACAGCCACGGCCGGCGCGCGGCAAAGGCAAGCACCTGGTCGGTGTTGTATCCGCTATCCAGACCACCGCAGTCCGGGCCGATGGCCTCCAGCTCGGCGGCCAGCTCCGCCCACGGCTCGACGCCCGCCGTGTCGCCGGCGACGATGATGTGGTCGATCGCCCAGGCTTCCTCACCGATCCCGAAGTCGTAGACGCTGACCTCGATGCGGTCCTTCTGCACGTCGATGCCGACGCTGCGCACGCGGCCTGCAGGTGTCTCGGTGTCGTAGGGCTCCAGCCGGTTGAGGATGTCGAGCGGGTTGATTTCCTCGCCGCGCTCGGTCCAGGGCTCGCCCAGGTTGGTGTTGATCCAGGCTCTCAACGTCGACGTGTTGTCCTGCGCCGCCAGCCAGCCCTTCACCAGGTCGGCCCAGCTCGGGCCGAGGCCGATCGGCGCGTAGAGCGCGCTGATGTGGTAGCCGCGCATGGCCCGCTCCGGGTGGCGCGCGATCCACACCCCGCCGGCCAGCATCGCCGGCTTCTGGTGCTCGTAGATCTCGGCCCCGCATTCGCGGCAGACGTAGCGGACATTCATCACCGCCCCATCGGGCAGCACGGTCCACTTGATGCCGTGCGGAGACTCCGCGCCGCCCCACTCCAGCGGCTGGCGCGCGCCGCAATGCGGGCAGGGCACATGGTAGCGGCGCTGGTCGCTGCGCTCGTACTGGCGATGGATCAGCCCGCCCGACACCGTCGGCGTCGAGACATAGACCCGTGTGGCGCGCGGGAAGGCTTTGGTCCGGCCCTCGGCCAAAACGACAACAGCTCCTTCCTCGCCGACTTCCTCGGGGAAGCGGTCCAGGTCGTCGAGCATCAGCAGGCGCACCGACTTCTGCGCGTAGGAATTCGGCGAATTGCCTCCGGCGAGGAACAGCACGCCACCAGGGAAGTCGATCAGGTCCTGCCGGTTGGCCGCGTCCCGCGCCCGCACGCCGCCCAGCACCGCGCGCACGACGTCGGTCTCCTGCAGCAGCGGGTTGAGCTTCTGCACCTTCCAACTGTCGCGCGTCTCCAGCGTCGGCAGCAGCACCATGGCCGGACAGGGCGCGTGGTCCAGGGTGTAGCCGATCACATTGACCATGGCCTCGGTGACGCCCACCTGCGACGACTTCATGATCGCGATGTCGCGCACCCGGCTGTTGGCGCTGCAGGCGTCCATGATTTCCCGCAGGATCGGGTTGCGCGCCGTGCGCCAGCGACCCCGCTCCGATGCCTGCTTGCCGGACAGGATGCGATGGTCGTCCGCCCACTGGCTGACCGTCAGCGCGCGGCGCGGGGCGACCGCGTGGCGCAGGAGGGTGTAGCAGTGGGCGAGGTGGGTCATGGGTTGGACTTGGTTTTGGTCTGTACTACGTAGCCGTTTTCCTCCAGCAGCCGAATC